CTTCTTTGAAAACAGGAGGGTTAGTGTATATGACCTTTACACCTGAAACAGGAATGACCCCAGTGATTACCCAGTTTATGACAAAGCTAGGTAATTCACAGGCATTGTTCTCAGCGACATGGGATGACGCACCTCATTTAGATGAGGGTATCAAGGAAGAGATTTTGAGAGCATTACCTCCGCATGAAAGAGAAATGCGGTCAAAAGGCATACCAATATTTGGATCAGGTATGGTGTTCCCTAATGTGGATGAACAGATACAATGTGAACCATTTGCAATACCTGAATACTGGCCTAGAGTGTGTGGCATGGACTTTGGGTGGGATCACCCGACTGCTGCAGTTTGGCTTGCATGGGATAGAGATACTGATACAGTATATGTCTATGACTGTTACAGGCAATCTACACAAACACCTGTTGTCCATTCTGCTGCAATACGAGAAAGAGGGAAAAGGATACCCATCGTATGGCCTCATGATGGATCGCAACATGATAAAGGATCAGGACACTCACTTGCAGATATATATCGAAGACAGGGGTTAAATATGATGCACACTCACTTTACTAATCCAAAAGGTGATATTGCAATAGAACCTGGAATTATGGATATGCTGCAAAGAATGGAAACTGGTCGTTTTAAAGTTTTTAGCTTCTTAAGAGAATGGTATGAAGAAGTTAGAATGTACCATCGTAAAGATGGCAAAATAGTAGCAAATAATGATGACTTGATGAGTGCAACACGATATGCTTGTCAGTCTTTAAAGTTTGCAACTACAGGGAAACCTACACATCGTAAAAGGAGAGCTGTTGGGGCTGGACCTGGTGAATGGAATTACTTTCCTGTTGATAAACCTACAAGAATATTTGCATAAGGAGATAATATGAGTTATTTTACAGACCAATTAAAAAGACCCTGGACAATTAGCAACCCATCTACAACTGCTCTCGTAAATAAGAAATTGCGCAAACCAGGTGGAGCATTTAAAAAATTCACAGATTGGGGAAGAGATTTGTCTGGAAAAGCAGAATTAATAGCATGGGGTACTAATTCTACAGATGATAATTCTCCTTCTGGGACTGTTAATCCAGAAGATTTACTCTTTGGTTCACGAAGAGGAATACAGGGTAAAAGGAAATCTGGTAAAAGCGAAGGTGAGGACATGAGAAGGGGTTTAGATAACTTTGATACTAATACTTTATTAACACCAGGGCAAAAAGCCAAAAAACTAGGACCAAGATAGGAGATAATATGAAAGTATATACAGAAGTAAACTATATCTGGAAAGATAATAAGTTAGTTCAGACTGATTCCAAATTCTATGACTATGAAGGTGAGGTTGATCTTTGCCATTGGTATCATAGACATAGTACGACTGTAAAAATTCCATCTGTTACTCCAAAAATAACTATTCCAACAGTAACTCTTCCTAAAGTAACACTTCCTAAAGTAAAAATTCCAACTAAAATAAAAATTCCAACTATTAATGAAGTGAAAGAAGTTGTAAGTAAAGGGCCTACTGGAGGAACACCAAAAGATGTTGCAGATGCTTTATATGGAGGTTCCACTAAAGACGCAGTTGAAAATGTACAAGAAACTTATGTTGCAGCAGAAAATTCTTATAATGAGACTAAAGATGATGTTGTAGAAGCATTATTTGCTCCTGTTAAAAAGAAACTAGAGGAGACTGCGACATCACTTATAAATGAGAAGAGGCCAACTAGTAATGTGAATACCCAAGAAGATGATTTACTTTATGGTTCCAGAAGAGGAATACAAATGCAAGATGAAGGACAAAGAGCTTCAACTGGAGGATTACGAAGAACTATACATGAATTAAAGACATTGTCAGGCAAAGCAAAACCAAAAGGATAGAGAATGGCATATAGTGAAAAAGATCCGATTGCAACATCATTGGATAAACAGTATGAATTCTTAAAAGGTAAGCGAACGACCTGGGAACGAAATTGGCAGGAAATTGCAGAATATGTCCTTCCACATCGCTCCGATTTTACTTCTAAAAGATCAAAAGGCGAAGAACGACTAGAAATGGCTTTTGAAGGCACTGCTATGCGGTCATTAAAACGCTTTGCCTCAAATATACATAATGTTTTTACACCAATGGGTGCAGAATGGTTTCGTTTAACTACAGGACATCCATATTTAGATAATCAAAGACATATTGCTTTATGGTTAGAAGATGCAACACGAATCATCAAACATCATATCTCAAGACCATCATCGAACTTCCACTCTGCAATCTTCCAGTATTATCTTGAGGCAGGTGCTTTTGGAACTGGTATTGTATTTGTTGAAGATATTCCTGGTCGTGGGCCTCATTTTAGGAACTTCCCTTTATCGGACTGCGTATTGGCTGCTGGTGGAGAAATGGAAATTGATACAGTCTTCAGGGTCTACAAACAAACACATAAAGACTTAATATCACGTTTTGATCCTGCATTATTACCAGAAGAAGTTTTACAGAAAGCAGGAAGTGAGAAAATGCTGGAAGAAGTTGATGTAATACATTATGTTGCACCAGCGTGGCTTATGAAAGAGCAGTTACCGCCAGATTGGATGTTTCCATATGTATCTATCCACTATATGAAGGAGAAGAAGAAAGTTATAAAATTTGGTGGGTATCAGAATATGCCTTACATATGTGCAAGATGGGAAAGATCGGATCGAGAGATATATGGTAGAGGTCCAACATGGGAAATACTTCCTGATATGCGCCTAATCAATGAAGTTGAGAAAGTATATCTAAAAGGTGTTCAAAAAGCTATTGCACCTCCTATGTTTGTACCAGACTCAGGGCTTCTTGATCCATTAGATACAACTCCTGATGCAATTAATTACTATACTGCAGGAATTGGAGGCAAAGATACAATATTCCCTGTTCCATCGGCAGGACGAATAGAATATGCACAAGATTTGAATGCACGACTTGTAACCTCAATAAAAGAAGGATATTTTCTTGATGTATTAGAACTGCCAGGACCAATTGCACCAGATGGAGATGTAATGCGCTTTAGTGCAACAGAAGTATCGGTTCGTATGCGGAATCGTATGCCAGTTCTCGGTCCTTTACTTGCAAGACAGGAAGCAGAATTACTAGACCCACTAATCAAAAGGACAGCATTTATCCTAACACAATCAGGACAATTAGGAGAGATGCCAGAAGAGTTAGAAGAAGGATTTAGAGTTGAGTATCTTAATCCCATCTCCATTGCAATGCGTAGCGGAGAAGTTAATTCAATGGTACAGTTATTTGAAATGATTATGCCACTTGCACAGATAGACCAAACTATTCCAATGTATTTTAATACTCAACAGATACTTAAGAATACTGCAGAAGTGTTACAAGTATCACCTTCTAATTTAAGAACAGACGAAGAAGTACAGGCAATGGTAGAACAGCAACAAAATGATAAAAGGATGGAACAGCAACAAGAGTTAGCAAAAACTACAGCAGAAGTAGATGAAAGTCAGGCAAGAGCAGAACAGACTAGAGCAGCATGAATTTTCCTTTTCAAGAAAGAAAAAGAGAAATAGATTTATTTCGTGATGTCTTTGCAGGAGAGCAAGGACAAGATTTACTGGCTATACTAGCTAAGAAATTTCATGTTTATAAATTTATGCAAACTCCTGATCCGTATGTCTCAGCCTTCCAAGAAGGTCAAAGATCAGTAGTAGTTCAGATAATGGAGACATTACAAACCGATCTAGATGCTCTGAAAAGGCGACTAGATTTGCAACAAGAAGCAAAAGATAAACAATTAAGGAGATAACAATGGAAGAAACTGTAGCCCCTGAGGAATCAGGACAAGTTACTGAGCAGGTGAATCCTCTTGCATTTGATGCAGGGAGTTTACCTGAAGGATTGAGGGCAGAACCTAGCCTTCAAACATTTGACTCAGTAGATAAACTCGCAAAGTCCTACGTTAATGCGGTCAAAAAAATCGGTGGTGATCCAGCTAGACTTGTCAGTTTACCACAAGAGGGTGAATCATGGGATAACTTCTATAACCAAATGGGAAGACCCGAAACACCAGACGGTTATGATTTTGGTGATGATCCTGATAATGAATTAGAATTTTATCGGAATGCAACTCACCAACTTGGGCTTACACAAGATCAAGCTCAAAATATGCTAGACTTATATGCATCTGTTCAGGAAGAACAGAATGAGGCAAATGATCAAGCTACTGCGGATTTTGCAGTTAATAGTCAGATCGAACTCAAAAGAGAGTGGGGTGCTGATTATGATGGTAGGCTTGATCAGGCTCAACGTGCATTTGGTCAGTTTGCAACTCCTGAATTTAGTGCATTAATGGATGAAACAGGCCTTGGTAACCATCCAGAATTGGTCAAGGCTTTTGCTAGAATTGGTGCAATGTTAGGAGAAGATAAGCTCATAGTAGGAACAGGACTAGGACAATCCAGAATTACTCCTCATGATGCCAAAGATCAAATTCAGAGTCTGTACTCAGATCCAGAATTTTCTAAAGCATACAGGGATAATAAGGAACCAGGTCATAAAGCTGCTATGGACAAAATGGATAAGTTGTTTAAATCAGCATATCCAGGACCATAAGGCCAACACGGAAGATAAAAAGAAGACAATCATAAGACCTTCACTTTTCTCTTCTGCGACCCGATAGGACAATCGCTAGGCTATTGTTTATGTTCACATGAGCCATATGGCTTCATGTATCTTTTTAATACTTACTTATTGGAAACAATATGCCAACATTTAGTGATATAGAAACCAGTTACGTTCAGCGTTATGCGCAGGATGTACAGCATGCTTTACAGCAAAAGACTACCAGATTGAGAAATGCGGTATCCCAAAAACTTGATTGTTCAGGGATTGCTGAGTTCATTGATCGGATCGGGAATGCTTCTGCTGAGAATAAGAATGCTAGGTTCGCTGATTCTCCTGTCCAATCTATTGCTCATCAACGCAGGAGAGTTACAGCACGACCATATCATGCAGGATTTTTTGTAGAAGGTTTTGATACTCGTAGAATGAACTATGATGTATTCCAGCCCTATGCAGAAGCAACCAGCATGGCTATGGCTCGTAAAATGGATGAGATTATAGTCGATGCTGCCTTTGGCTCTGCATATCAGTCAGAAGGTGGTGCGATGGATGGAGCAACTGAAGTTGTGTGGTCTTCATCTAGTACAGCTACAACACTTTCTGGCACTACGATTGGTGATC